AGATTTCCCAAATCTGATAAGGTCCGATTGCTCGTCCATTATCTCCCACGGCTTTATCGTCCCCACCACTCTCAACCTGACGAATGGCAGCGAGTAGTTCAGGAGTCAGGGCCGCAGGCACACGCACGGGCGCACACACGGGCGCAGGCGCAGGCACACGCACGGGCGCACACACGGGCGCAGGCGCAGGCACACGCACGGGCGCACACACGGGCGCAGGCGCACACACGGGCGCACACACGCACACGCAGGAGAGAATCCAATTCATGAAGTCAGTCCTTTCGGTTTGAGTTCTTCTTGTCCTGAACGAAGGAGTGAAACAAAACAGCGTAGTTGATGATGTCAACACAAGTGTCCTCAAGACTTTCATCCTTGACTTGAAAAGCCCCCGCTTCAACGAAGGAGGAGAGTCTTGATAACTTGTCCGTCATCCGCACAAGCATTCCTGCTTCTGTATTGCAGATTCCCATTGCTTCACATCGTGTGAAGTTAGCGAATGGTTCCGTACCAGCCTTACCGGCGTAGTCAGCATTCTTTCGCTTCATGAGTTCGTGAGCCTTCTTTGTCAATTCGTTATGAGACTTCAATAGTTCGTCACGGGTCATTCTGTGGTCTCCTTGCCCTTGGGCAGTTTCATAAATGGACAGACATTGAACTTGGATTGGTGATCGTCAAACTTACTTCCGTCCTTATGAGTTCCACGGAAGTAATTCTTTTGCCAATCTTTACCTGTAACCGATGGGTCATTAGGATCTTTAAGTCTTCGATTGAAGTCTCCTCTTGACTCACTCCACTCCTTGTATTCGGCATCAACCGATGGGTTGTTTGAAATTTTGTCGGTGAGAGCCGTAAATTTTTCGGGGTATCCCCTCGGATAAGGGAAGAATTGACAGATAACATCACCAGGCTTAAAGATTATCGGTGTGTTTGGGGTAGTCACTTTCCAATTCATCGTAAAGGTGAAAGGAAGCCAGTCAGTTTCGATAATACCAACTAATGGAGTGATATGAGACTTTGGTTCGTTCGTTGGACCCATCGCAAACAAGTTGTGTCCTCTGCTTGTTCTGAATAAAAACGGCAGGGAAAATGTGAGGATTCCTGATCCAAAGTGTGAAATCGCAGACTGCCTTTGTCCAATTGATCGTTTTGGATCTGTGTCGGGAAATCCAATTGTCAAATCTGTAACGGCCCTCCCGCCATTCCAGTGAACAATAAATGGAAATTTGGTCTTGATCTGCCACCCAATAGAATTGCCCATGATTAGTGGCAGACACCGATACGCAAAACGATTTGGAGTTTCATCCATCCAATCACGATTTGGGTTCGAAGGTACCATCTCGTAGCAATCCTTCAACGAATCAAATTCATAGCCTATGATGAAAGGCTTATCGTCATCTTCATAATTCATTTCTTGTTCTTGAGTCATGATTTCCCCGTTGAACCGAAGCCACCGCTTCTGTTAGTCTTAGGTTTTGGTTCTGTGCAGGAATAGAACTCTGCTGCGAACACAGGAACAATCTCTCCCTGACAAATCCGATCTCCGTGGTTGATGCGAACAGGAACCTGACTTGTATTTGTCATCAGCACCATCAATTCATTGATATAGTCAGAGTCGATCACTCCTTCGGCATTCGAAAGCACAAGTCCACCCTTGATAGCAAGGCCAGACCGCATATGTAAACGAATCGAAAACCCCTCTGGAATGTCAAAGACAAGTTGAGTTGGAATCATGGCCCTGTGACCGGAAAGAATGCTGATGTTCTTGGTTTCGCCGTTGTCGGCTGCGGCCAACGACATCAACTCCTTACCGTCAGGGGAGTAGTTCTTGACCATACATCTGCCGTTTGCAAAGCAAGCACGGATATCAAAACAAGCAGACCCTGCCGTTGCATACACAGGGTCAAATGCTTCAGGGTGCAATTTGTGTACACCAACAGACACCGTGCGAATAGAATCGCCCATGTTCATACTTTATACCTCACTTGTTATAGCGTCTATCTTACACCGACTTGTTGCCGCTGTCAACTGATTTGTGGCGAGTTCCTATGGTGTATTTGGGAATTAGTTGCCAGTCTTTCTTCTCAGAGTGCGGAAGAATCTTCATGTGATTGATGGGACATAAAGGTTCTTTTGTCGCATCTTTGTTTACGATCTTTACCAAGCCCCACTCCTCAAGAAGGTTTGCTATTGTGTTCCTTCGACCTTTGTCTTGATCGGGAAAAGCACTAGACAACCCATCAAGAGCAAAGAGTTCTTTGAAGTGAACGATGTAATACTTGCCCTTCTTATGGAGAATGTGACAAGACTGATACAGTTTGTTTTCGGTCTTTGAAGACACACCGATTCGGGTTAGTGTTTCCCTAACCTTCAAAAAGTTTTGAGGATCTTGCAATTCCACTTCAACGAATGTATCTACTAAAGACATTATAACTCCTGACCATAGTGAGGTTCAGTAGTTATTTAGGAATACAGTCTCCTCCACGGCCTCTGCGGAGTTGTTGCTTCTGTTCGTCTGTCAATAGTGACAGGTATTCCGCTGCTCGTCTTTGGTTAACTTGGTAGAGTTCCATGACCAAAGGAAGCATCTCGTCCTCCTCACGCTTCATCCATTTGTCGTAGCGACGGCGACGGCGGACTGAGCCATAGAGGAAGTCATACTGCAACTTCTTGTCTAAAGTCCACCTTTGATTCATGGAGTTGGCGTAAAGAATGGTATCGGGGCTGAACGACAAGGCACGGTTAACCATGTAGGGAAGATAATCCTTCTCTGCTTCAGGCTGCACATGAATCAGGTTCTCCGTCTTCTCGTTTATACTCTTTACGAAATCGAATGGCGAAAGTCGTTTACTCATGCTCATCGGGTAAGTCCAAATCATCTAGATTGATTCCGTCAGGTGATGAGAGATTCACAATTAGTCTAATCGGAATGTAGATCCACTTCATCTTGTTGTTGTCGTAGTATGAGTTCAACAAGAACTGATCATATCCATTGCTACCATGATACCTCGGAATGAGGGGACATTCAATGTAATTGTTAGACACGATGTTATTCTTGTGAACGATCTGTGTCTTGACACGACTGCCATTCAGGGTCTCATATTCAATGTCTAATGTGTATGGATAGATCCGCTCAAGAATTTTGTATATCCAACTGCCAAGCATCATGTCTGACATACCTGTGATCTCAACATAAGAATTGAGACCACCAGTATCTTGACCCTTAGTAGTTTGAATTGCTTTTACTGAGAAGTAGTTGTTTCTTTCCTCAAGGAATTTGCGGCGAACAACTTCGCACTCCTTGCTGAATGTTTCGTAGTGATACTTTTTGTTAAGGCTCTCAGAGACCTTCATCACCCTCGACAGATCCTCGTCATTAAGAATGCTAGACATCAGCATAATTTTAGACAGAGGAGTTGCCTCGGAAACTTCAGATGCGGTGATGGTATCAATCTCATCCCATGCCTTCTGATTAATTTCACGAACCGAAGTCTTGAATTCGGTCACGAAATTCTTGATGTCGTACTTCTTTCCGATCTCATGTATCTTGATCGACAAATCGTTGAGGCTTTTTACTGCTTCCATGACTGCCTCCTTCAGAGGATAGTACGAGTGTATTTATGGTACTGTGTCTGTTGAAATCACTTAAAGGTGCAATCAGCAGCGAGTGAGATACAGCATGCAGCAAGGTTCACTTCCTGATCGGCAACGAATGCTGCTTTATACTGATACTCTGCAATAATTAGAACCGCTTGTGGAATCGAATCTGGTGTCAAGTGATCCTGTAATCCATCGTAAATGGATCTGAAGACATGAGTAGTATCCTTGTCACTATTTTCGATCACCCACTTACGAATGTCTGTGAAACTCTTAGCCTTGAGTGCCTTTGCCAAAGCCTTGATACTGACATTCGCATCTGCCGATAGAACACCAACATCAATCTTTCCACCGACAGAGTATCTCTGCAACTCATTTAGTGTCTTTCGGAAGTCGGGAAAGTTCTTGATGATCAGATCGGCAAGTACTTTTTCGCTGTACTCAATCCCCTCTCCGTCGAGAATAGTCTTCACTCGCTGACTAAACTTCGATGCCACAGAGACTTTCTCAGAACTAAGAATTCTGAAGTCAATGGCGGTGCATCGACTGTGCAGAGGTTCAATGATTCGGTTCTTGAAGTTACAAGTGAGAATGAACCTACAGTTCGCTGCAAACTCTTCCATGAAACCACGAAGAGCAGGCTGAGTCGATGAAGGATTCAGATAATCTGCTTCATCCAAGATCACAACCTTGTTTCCTCCGCTGATAGAAACGGTGGAAGCAAAGTTGCGAATCTTGGTACGAAGCACATCAATACCACTCTCGTCCGATGCATTGATGAACAGCATGTCTAAGTTCATCTCATTACATAATGCTCGGGCTACTGTGGTCTTGCCTGATCCCGCACTTCCTGTGAGAATCATGTTTGGAATCTGACCCGCCTTGACAATGTCATGGAAGGTCTGTTGAATCCTCTCAGGAAGGACACAAGAGTCAATGTCTTTCGGACGATACTTCTCTACCCAAAGGAAGTGGTTCATTCATTCATCCTGCGCTCATAGCGATCCAATACTGAACTGGTACAGTCTTGCCCTTGAAGTTAGCGACTGCCTTGGATGCAATCGAAACCTCATAGTCATCCTGAATCATCTTCAGAGTGTCGATTGTGAACCAGAACGGGAACGGAGCATCAACATCATTCTCCTGTACCAAGAGTTGCCAACTGTTGCCAGTGGGGTTCTTCTTGTCGCACACTCGGATAGCGATCATATCATCTTCGTTCGTGACACACATGTCGGGGGCTTGAAGAATCGAAGCCGCCTTCATGACCGATCCAAGATCCTTGTCACTCATGGTAAAGTTGACAACTGACTGTGGCATCTTGATCTTCTTATCTCCCTTGTTTTGAATGAACTCGGGGTTCGTATAGAAGTACTTCACGGAACGATTGTTGCCATCACCGTCAGATGCGATGACAAGATGGGTGTCCTTGAACTCAAAGACAGGATCCTTGAATAGGCTCACGATGCCAAGGAACTGCGCCATATCGTAGATGGCAAACTCGATTGGGAATTCTTCGGCAACCTGTGCCTCTGCGAGGATTCGGTTGGAAGGACAAACGGTGTTGAGTTTGCTGCCCTTACGAATGAGCAGGCTTGGGTTGATAGATGCAAAGTTCTTGAGAATCGAAAGAGTCTCGGGAGAGATCTTCACGCATGTGCCGGTATCTGTCATGTTTCCTCCTTGTGGGATGCGAAGAGTATACAGCCCACAAGGAGGAAGTCAATCAGTCAGGTGCTATAGCCGAAAGATTATTTGCTGACAGCCAGTCAAACACTCTGTTTGTAGGCACAACCATAAGAATGCGTGTCCCATAGTTGATTCTCACAATGATACCAATGCATTCACCAGTATCTTTTGTAAACACACCACCTCCACTAGAACCAAGTGCACCGTTTGAAGTGATCTGCATATGCTGCTCTTTTGTCCATTCAACTTTGCGTCGATTGTTACTCACGATTCCATCCGTTACGGTGTTGACCTCCCCAAGAGGATTACCAACAGCGTAAACCTCTCTTCCGATTCTCGCTTCACTTCTTTGGAATATCGTATCCATCGAATCATCCATATTGTCCGCATTCTCTAGTCCAACTATTGCTGCGTCAAGGGATTCATTGTGAGCAAGAAGAATTCCTTTCCATGCATTCATAGGAACATCGGAATCATACGGTGTGAAAGCAACCGATATCTTTCCTTTGCCAAATTCTTTCTCGTCTTTTATCACATGTGCAGCAGTCATAACAAACCAACAGCCATCTTTCTTGTAGAGAACTCCCGACCCTAGACACTTCTTTCCCTCTAAGGTCTCATATAGAATCACGACAGAGTGTGATAGCACTCTCTCTGCCACATTCTTAGCGTCCCCATAAACGACCACGGGAGCCTCGGCTATTTTTGCCTTGACTCCCGCACGATCTACAGATGTACTTACTGTGACTGCAAGAAGCAGTCCTACTACCCAAAGGCTTCTCATAGAACACCTCCTTCGGGGGGTTTAGCCCTACAGTATATTTAGTTTTCCAAGTTGTTTGATTACAAGCACTTATGGAATAGACTGTAGGAAATGTACCATCTGCTCAGTTGTATCGAACCTGTAAGGTGACTCAGCGAAGTTCTTAGATGTGATTCGGGTCGTAAACTGAAGTGTAGGACTTGTAGTTCTGTGAGTCATATCCATACGAACTGACCACTTGTATGGTTTGTCTGTAGGTTTGATCTCTTTAATTCGGACAAGTCTAGCAACCTCATTCCCTTTTGTGTGGGAAATTTCAGGCGGCAGTTTGTCATCGTCATCAAACATGTAGAGTTTGGCCTGATTCGATGGTGTATTTCCTGCCCAATCTTCCATGTAAATTCTCTTTGCTTTGATCGTAGTGGGGTCTTGGTTGCAGTAGAGATGCCGCACAACTGAAGTAGTTGCCAACTTCTCGTCAACTTTTGAGTATGATCCTCCACTGGCTTTAAGTCGAATCTCAACCTGTGCGGCACCCTTACATGCATCGGAAAGTCGTGGAATACCCCTAATGGCGGGTGTACCACTCGATCCCGTTGAGAATAGTCCTCTTCCATTGATGTATATGAAATGCACATTCTTCTGTCTCAAGATCTCTTCATAGAACTGAATGTTGGCAGAATCCTCCATGTACTCATTGATGTTGAATGTGAGTTTATCTCCACTTTGAGTGAAGATAGTTCCCTTATTTCCAACATCCTTCCATGCAATTTTAGAGACCTTTCCGAAAGGTAGTCGGCCAGGAATGATCGACTTCTTGTGAAGTGGAGTTGGATCCATTGAAGTTCGAAGATACTGCTGAATTTGTTTAATCAATTCGAACTTCTTAGTATGAATCGCCCTGACGATTCCGAGCCATATTTCTTTATCGACACGAACCATCTTTCGTCCACTTTGAGTCCAAGATGTTTCAGTCACATCTTCAGCCTTCTCAGGATCAAAGTTATTCCGCAATCCAATCTGAGTTCCTTGTGCGCTCTCGTCTTTAATCTCAATGTTGATATCGCCTGAGAATGAAGATCCCGCTACCTTGCGTACTTTGATAACCAAATCGGGTTTATCATTGTCGTTTCCTGCACTATCCCCAACTGTGAATCTGGCTTGGCGAGTGCTTTGCAGCAGATTCTCAGCAGCACACTTCATTGATGTTGCGATGGACTTCTCTAATGCGAACCCGTGTCCGCTTATAGGGGGGCATGTGCCCTCTGAAATAAGAATTTCAGGCTCAAGATATTCTTGTTGGCGAATGAAATCAGAGAGGCAAATGGGTTTCATGCTCATATTTAGCCAATCTTGAATGCATCAAGATGTGATTGTTATCTTAAAGCCGCCTATCGGATTTGAACCGATGACCTGTTGATTACAAATCAACTGCACTACCGCTGTGCTAAGACGGCGTTGGTGGTCCCGAAAGGCCACCAGAGGATCAGAAGTCCAACTTCTTCGTTCGGCTCTTAACGAGGTATGAACCGCTACTATTGCGAGAAATTCGACTGTCCAATTCGTTGTAGACCCCACCGATCTCACGACGAATTTCGTCAATTTGATCACTCAAACTACGACTAATATCGTTAAGTTGCTCTTGTTGATACCGTGAATCATCACGAAGATCAATCATGTCACGGTAACGCCGAAAATCACCGCTCTTCTTGAGCCAGAGAACGAGGAAGACTCCTGCCCAAATGCTCGTACAAACACTCACCCAGAAACTAACATTGTGCATCATTCTGCACCTCCTTTGTTGTACTATTATAGGGATCGAATTGAGTATGTCAATCAGATTATCGTGAGAGAGCAATAGATTCTGTTGCCCATTCCACGGTAGGTTGCGAAGATCAGTAGATATCTTTTACCCTTCGCCCTCCATAGTATTCCAGATTTGCTCATTCGTTTAGTGGTCTTACTTTGCCATCCAGCAACTCTTGAATACTCTTGTATCTCTGACTTCATCTTTGTGGGTATAGTTCCTCGGAAGAAATACCCCTTGATCGAACCTGTCCAAACATTTGATTCTTTCATCATCGAAACTAGTTCGTTCAGGTGATTGAATCCGGCCATCTTGGATTTGCCCCTCTTTCCAAGATGCATTGATACTTCTGCCATTTGATCGCTATCGGGTGAGCAATCAGCAGATTGGCACTTCTGAATCCTTGCGTAGTTTCGGATTGCTTTAGACAATTCCACTCTTCTTCTTCATCATGGATATCTTACGCTTGGTTTCGGGTCTATTCATGAAGTCCTCGATCTCTGCCAAACCACGAATACGGTATGCAAAGTTTCCGTATGGACTAGACTTCATATTACCTTCAACATCTGTAAGAACTGATAATAGTTCTTTCGAACTAATCACTCCGACTCGATCAGCGAATCTTTGCAAGTCGAACTTGACCAGTTTCTTAATCGTCGATAGTGGCATAGTTCCCATTCCTTTAAGGTAAACATCGGGATCATCTGTTGACATGGTAAAATCAAGTGTCTGTGCCACTCTACCACCAACATTTAGGGTCTTTAATGCTTGCGGTTGATCTTGCTCATTAATGATACCATTGATAGCATCAATCATTTCTTTACTGGTGTTTTTGAAGGGATTGTTCACATTTGTTATTTATGCTGGTTCAATTCTCAAACAAAGCAGTCAGCCCATCGTCCATCTTTGAATAGTTGAATGCCTTTTCTTCCTTGAACTGAATGGAAGTTTCGCTGCCATCATCCTTCCATCGAATAGGCTCATAGGTGGTTTTAGAGGAGGACTTTTTATGGAAGTCATTGAGCCACTTGGCTTCCTTCTTAGCGGCATCCTCGCTATCGTAGACGGCCACGATATTGGACCTCTCGACCAAGTGGCCTTGAAGATCACCACCATGCATGATTCCGATTGCCCATAGTTTACGCTTTGCCATAGTACCTCCTATAGGATTCGAACCTACGACTTCTTCCGTGTAAAGGAAGCACTCTAGCCGCTGAGTTAAGGAGGCGAAATGCCGAAGGTGGGAGTCGAACCCAAACGCTCTTCAGAGCAGCGGATTTTGAATCCGCCGTGTCTGCCATTCCATCCACTTCGGCTGTGCGATGATTGTAATGCTCGATTAGAGAGTGTCAACTGTCAAAGACCAAGTTTTTTCAACTCTGCGATTGTCTGATTCGCACTCTTGTGATAGATTGCAATACCACCTACAGCAGTCCAATCTTGGATGTTCTTCTTCCAATCATCGATTAGAATGTTTGGCTTACCGTTCGTTGTTGCATAGTCTTTCTTCTGATGACGAAGCACAACATTTGAGAAATGTGGCTTGGGGTTCAAATTCTTCTCAATCCATTTCAGTTTGTCTGCCTTTGATGACGGTTGCCATGTTGTCGTGTGTGCAGAAAGAATCTCAACTTTGTACTTCGTGATGTATTTCCAAAGCAATTTACCATCCGGCATCCAAGGAAGGTTTGCGAATAGATTGGGGTGTTCCTCATCCATCCTTTTCTTGATCGGATTGATAAAGGAGTCAAAGTTTTTGTTAGACAAGTTTGGAATGTTGTACAGTTTGGCTAATCCCGCAACAAGATCAACCAAAACTCCATCCATGTCACAATAGATTGTTGGTTTATGTTGAAATGCTTCGGGGAAGTATTCTAAAAAGTCTTTCATAGGATTGCCTTCACTAACTTGTTTCTTACTGCATAAATCGCTGCTCGTTTTCCTGCCTCAAGATCCGATAGATAGTGAACACCAGCAACGACTCTAGAGTCACCAATTCTGTCGGCAATCTCACCGAACTCGTCCGTGTGCTCAGGATGTCTCTCCGATAGAACCGTAGCGAACATCCAGGCATCGAACGAATGTCCAGAGGGATAAGCAGGAGTTGACGGATCCTTGATTCGGATAACGATTTTCTTACCGTACTCTGGTGCGATCTGAAATGGTCTAGCACGATTGAAATGCATCTTCAGGTGGTTGAGAAACCCGTCCGTCTTATTAGTTAATCCATAGAACCAATCTCTCCCATAATACTTTCCTGTAAGAGACTCTGTTTCGTCTGACCACATGTCGTAATGGTCATCCAAATCGTCCATTCTCTGTGCAAATTCTCTTTCCTCAATAGTGGCTTCCGCCATTCTATTGATGATGTAGTTCAGTTCATTGATGGTCTTGGTGCTGCTGTTGGATGGCGGCATATCAAGAACTCTTGACACAGGAACTCCAGACATCAAAAACTTACTTAGTGCTGTTGATGGATCGTTCTTGTGTTGATCAATCTGTACAAGATACTTCGACTTCATGTAGCCGACAATTGTGTCCAACGAATTAATCTGCTGAAATCTTAGCATTAGTCACCTCAGTCTGAGTAGATACTTAGTTTGATTCACTGCCCCAAGCATCTCGTCACGAATGTTGAGCAGATCGGTATTCTTACTGTCAAGCATCTGCGGAACATCCTGTGATAAGTAGACGATGAACTCATCAAGGAAGGCAATAACAGTCTTATTGTCCTTGTAGTTGTCTGCAATGAATGTGAAGTTATCTTTCGCAGACGGAACTCCTCCCTTTGATCCGGCCAAAGTTTCGATGAATTCATCTGCCAGTTCATCAAGTGACTCATATAACTTGCCAAGTGCCTTGTGTTCTGCGTAGGACTTGGTTTGCCAGTGATAAACTCTTAATTGAGCCTGAACTGTCAGTAGTTTGGTGATGATGTTCATAGGGCTATTTATGACTTGGTCTTACGGGACTTTCGGGCTGTCTTTGGTTTACGCTTTTTACCAAAGATCGTATCCCAATTCTTTGACCACTTCGAATAGTCCACCTTTCGATAGATGTCGCCCTTTCCTGCGCTATGCTTACTGCCCAATATGAACCCCCTGCATCCACCAATTTGGTGCTTGAACATTCTTCCACTTGGCAAATCTCGCCTTATCACCAAGGTAGTAGTTGCGATAGGCGGTGACCGCATCTTTAGAACGATACTTGTCGGGCATCGCCTGTGCGAAGGGTGTTAGATCGCCAAGTGGAATGTTTTTAGGGCAACTACTGAGGTGAACAGAAATCAAATTCTCCATGGCATGGATCTTGTGATACCTAAGATTGTATTCCATGAGCATGGCAGATGCATGCTGATACAACCATTGGTAGTTCTTGTTTGTACGCATAACCCATTGTGTGCAAGGGTGATGTACCATCGTTGCAAGGCATAGCGTCTGATTTCTATGATCCCAATGCTTGACATTCCTACCCGTCTTGGTCACACGGGTCGTAGGCTCACCGTCTAAAACACGATGCGCCGTTGACATCATCTGTGCGCTCTCGACAATCATCTTTACGACATGCTTGTCGCAAAGGTTTCGTGCGGCCACTTGTGGGGCAGGATCTAGTACAAAGATGTTCATATGGCAATTGTAACAGCAATTCGGACGATGTCAAGAATCGGGGTGACAGGATTTGAACCTGTGACCTCCTGCTCCCAAAGCAGGCGCACTACCAAACTGTGCTACGCCCCGTACTGATCCGCCTGGATTTGAACCAAGACAAGGAGAATCAAAATCTCCTGTGCTACCTTTACACCACGGATCAACTGGCTCGGAAGGATTCGAACCTTCAACCCTCCCGTTAACAGCGGGATGCACTACCGTTGTGCTACGAGCCATCAAAACGGACAGAGAGGGATTCGAACCCCCGGATGGCTTCAAGAACCATCGGCGGTTTAGTAAACCGCAGCATTAGACCACTCTGCCATCTGTCCAAACAAAGCGTATACGCAAACGGATGAGGAGGGATTCGAACCCCCGTTGGAGTATAACTCCAAAGTAGTTTTCAAGACTACCGCATTCGACCACTCTGCCACCCATCCAAAATTTCACTCCGACAAAAACTGATTCTGTTCTTTCATTCCTCTTCGTGCATCTTCAAGGATCTTCATATCAGCATCAGCGTATCCCTCTTTGTATTCTCTCCAATAGGGGTCATCTGTCGTGCCTGATCCAAATGGGCAACGGCTTCTAGATCCACTCTTTCTGTCGCTGTATCCGTCACGGTATCCTTGTCCTGGATTGTAGTTCATAGTTTGTCTCCTGAGTGGATCGAAGGGGATTTGAACCCCTAACCCCTGCCTTGCAAAGGCAGTGTTCTGCCGTTGAACTATCGACCCGAAAGAGAATGACGGGAGTCGAACCCGCAACATTTGGCATGGAAGGCCAACACTCTGCCATTGAGTTACATCCTCAAACCCCTTGCATCCCTGCAAGGGTACATGTCATAAGAGACTTTTTGATCAGCCACCGAACGCCGTAGTCAGACCGGTCGAAAGATGCGACCAAACGCTGACAGCGAAGTTCTTAAGGAAGACCACACCGTTCCATGCGAACGGAAGAAGTCCAAGCGTAATCAGAAGGCTACGGTTGATGCCGACCTTCGAAAGAAGGCACGACAACTTATCGCAACCACCAAACAACGGACACGAACCAGTCTCATTCTTAGCCATTTTTTCTCCTTTGTTGAAGTTGAATTGGGGATGGCTACATCCCCGAATGGAGGCGGGGGGAATCGAACCCCCGTGCTAATACAATTCTTACAAGAACCACTTTACCTACATGCTTCCCCTTGATATTTCCTCATGAGGCCAAGGGTTCCTCATGAGGCTCTCACATGTTTCTCATACGCACACGGCACATGTGAGTTAAGCCGTTTGTCCCTAGTGCGAGTCCCGATATACAGAGTTGGACTATCGGGATCATCCAACTCTTTCTCACCGGTTTTTAGGCGGCGAGAGCAAGGCGACGCTGACGAGCAGCGGGCTTTGCGTAAACGAATCTGCGCTTCTTATTGGCAGTTGTTGTTTGGTCACATTTTTAAAGGAGCCTAGTAACCATCTCCTGCATGCTGTTCTTGTATGTCTTGTCTAGTCGATACCAGTTCGCCCCCTTAGATTTGCGTTTCGTACTTGCGCTTCCATTCAGAGATAGGAATCATAATGATTTCTTCTCCGAACAGATTTGGTTCTCTTGTTGCCCACATGTTCAATGTGTCGGAAGCAATCTTGAGATACTTAACTTCGTCCTCATCAAGAATCCGACTTGTGGGATCACCCTGAATCGCTTCCCAGATTAGGAATTCGATTTCACTCTCCCATGCGGCTCCATAATTTCTTTCGCTGATTTCCCGAATCTTGGTCACGATGTAATCAGCAAGGACTTCACGAATGCAAGTGCTTTGAGATATCTGTGTAGAGTTTTCCATGGCGATGTTGGAGTAATTATAAAGAGTGTCGGTGAGAGTGTCAAGAGACACGAATCAGAATGTATGCATAATCTTTTCCAGTGGGAATCGAACTGATTTTGAAAATCTTGCGATCATCTTTCAATATACCAAATGTATCGGTAATCGTATCGTTCAGTTGAACAAAAGGACCACCTTCCATATCGATGTATTCAATCCCGCTGCTAGGGTCATTAGTGAACCCTCCTCTAGTGAACATCGTGGTTCCCTCAAGAGAGTAGAGATTCTCTTCGATCTTCGTTAGGATTCTATCCTGACCGTATCGGCTCTTGAATGACCAACTACTCTTTTTCATTTTCCGTTTCTCCGTCATGCTGTGGTGTAAACTCCACGCCATCTTCCTTTGTGAAATCTGCGGCATACTCCCCCGCTTTACGCCAAAGAGTAGGATCCATCTCCTTAACATAGGATGCGAAGTTAAGAGAGAACTTGACCAATGCGATCAAGGTCTTTCTATCTTCCTTTTCCCAGTTGATTCCGCTCTTATCGTCTTCCATATACATCTACTTATGTCACATCTTTGAATGACCAAGGGGGGGATCGAACCCCCACGCCGTTTAAGGCGGCAGATTTTAAGTCTGCTGCGTCTGCCAGTTCCGCCACAAGGCCAAATAATTCCTTTCCGAATGACTTTGGTGGGAGTCGAACCCACAAGGATGTTACTCCGAAGGTTTCTAAGACCTTTGCGTATGCCAGTTCCGCCACAAAGTCAAATGCTTCGGGTGGGGGTCGAACCCACGACTTACTGGTTAAAAGCCAGTTACTCTACCAACTGAGTTACCGAAGCAAAAGCGTCCCCGACAGGATTCGAACCTGTGACTTACTGCTTAGAAGGCAGTTACTCTATCCAACTGAGTTACGGAGACAGGTTTGGTTTCAGGAGTTCTCAGATTTGTTTGGAGGATACTCGACCCCAACAACAAACGAAGTGAGATTGTTCACATCAAATGATCTCCATCCATCCTTCTCCAAGTCCCAAACAGAAATGTTGCTCAGAGGTCGAGGTCTCTGTTCCTTCTGCCTCTTGTAAGACTCTGCCGCTTGCTCAATGGTACGGGACGGAAGACAGTCACTACGAAGAGTGCAGTACATCTGTCGCTCGGTACCATCCGACTTGGTGAAGTTGATCAAGCAAATGTGTTCCGATAATGCCTGCCGAAGAAGATGGACAGATTCGGTCAGTTCTGCAAGTTCATTGGTGGTGAGTTCATCGTTGAGGTTGTTCATACCACAAGTATACCCCCGACTCAAACAAATGTCAAGCCCGGTCTTCCAACCTAGTACGCAAGTATTCAGCATACATCTCAACCCAAGTCTTCGGTACCCCATAAGATTCAAACACAAATGGCTTGCCCTTCATGCGTGAATAAAATTCTCCAACCTTCATAGGCTTGAATTCTCCCACAGATACCTCTCTGCCAAGACCGGGAAAGTCAACAGAGTTTCCTTCTTCATCTGTCGCCTGAGTTCCAATAAGGTATGCTTTCTTGTCGTTGTAGGGCTTGTAAAGAATCGAGTCTTGATTGTACTTCGACCCTAGTTTCTTGAGAATGCCCTTGAGATTTCCGTTATCAGCCATCTTTTCACCGATGACCAGGTAACATCTCTCCTTGACATCCTTTGCCTTATCGGTCTTGTATCCTTCGATGTAGTGACCCTCAAGGCGATAGAAACCAAACCCCGCTGCACGAATATCAGACTCCAACTTCCGACTTCGGTCTAGATTCTCGGACTTGGTGTATCTACCACGGGAAGCAGAAATGATTCCAATGTTCCTCTCTACCGTGTGTTGGTAGAGGCGAACCATCGATGCTTCGTTGATCAAATAAGTATTGCAGTTTTCCAAGATCATCCCTCGTCAGGTTCTCCAAGATAGTAGTCACGATCATCGTGATGCGGTTCATCATCAGGCTTGTTATCCATCTGATTGAACATCTGATTGATTGCATCAGTCAGATACTTGTTTAGATCATCACCAAATGCCTTGTTGATGTCCTTTGGATTCTTGTTGACCTTCTTGAACTTCCAGTTACCATCGGCTCCCATGTAACCTTCGAACCATAGTTGGTTCATGTAGTTGTTCTTGATGGAATTGTTCTTGAGCCGATTCATCTCCTCGATGAGAGATTCGAAGTAAGCATTCCCCATGAGTTGATCGTCAACTCCACCCGATCTCTCAACCATACTCTTCTCTACGGTTGCAACACTTTGCTTGCTCATCTTCGTCACATCTTCAACCATCTTGCGATTCTCCATCATCGCATTGATGAACCCCTTGGGAATACTCTTGTACTTGTGAGCCTCAATTGACATTCCCTCACCATACAGTTCGGCAGCAACAGACAACTCTGTGATTGTCTTGTTGAGAATTCGAATGAGTCGAATGAGTTCTTTCCTCTCACGGGCTAGTTTGCTATTTGCTTCAAGTAGAGAGTAGAGATTTTGGTTGTTCATGCTGATAGTTTACTCCATTGTTTGCTATGTTCAAATGAATATCACTTAGATTTGCTGGTTTCAGGATACATTTTCGACAGATCGCTCGCTATTGCATTCCTATCTCCAAACGGTGCCAATAGACTCATGAACCAATTTATTCTTTCTATCTGTGAATCGTCTATTCCTTGCTTTCCAGCCTTCTTCAATCTGAAGTAAGTGAAGTCCTTTGCCCACTCTGCTGGAGCAGGAGCAGTTTGCCCATATGCCTTCCCTGTGAAACCTGGTTTCATAGGATTACCATTCTTATCTAAGTGAACAGGGAGAACCTGTCCACCACTCTTTATCATTGTACTTCCTGCTGTCTGCCAAGACATATTTCCATACTTCTGTTGAGGTCCACCCACGATAACTGCCAAGTCACCATTGATGTTGAGTTTACCATAGTCCTTGAATACCAAGTCGGTCATGGTCATCCTTGCACCAAGATGTGTATCGAGAAGAATGTCATTAAAGACCCTTCTTCCTCTGTTATAATTCTGTCGGAGAGCAATCTTATAGTCAGTCAAAATCCAAACGATGTGAATGTCCTCAGGTTTATAACCAGCAGCCCGAAGTGTACCAACAATCCAGTATGCATCTCCCTGTGACTTGAGAGTGCAGTCGAACATCAAGTTTGGCATGTAAGATCTAGTACCACCTGGATTGAATAGTATCTGTGAGATTCTTTTCTCCTTGGGGTCAAAGTCTCTCATGAGTTGATGTAATTTGGATGTGTCCTCAGGATTTCTCATATCAAGTTTCGAAACCTGAGGAAGCAGAAGTTGCATCTGTGTGCTGAGTCCCACTCTCTGAGAGGACTTCGATAACTTGAGTACGAGATCTTTTAGATCATCGACATTCAAGATCTTGTAGTTCTCTCCCTGAATGAAGTGATTCGTGGCGTATGACTTTCCCGATCCTGCTCCACCCGAAAGTATGACTGCTTGACCGTACTTCTTTCCTCCTCCGAGGATGAGCAACTTCTCTTCCAAGTATTGTCTGAATTTATCATATGTCTTCGACATCTTCTTCCCCTTAAACCTTTAGTTTTGGATCTGAACTCTTAAAGTCTGGTTTCTTCATCGCTGTAACCATGACCATCTTCTTCATGCTACCTTGCCAATCCAGAGTGAAAGGCATATTCAAATCCTTACTCACATCATTGATGATTGCCTTCCAATCGACTGGATGTGTACTGATCTGTTGTGCATACTTTTGGTATGTCTTACGGAACGCATCTTGGATTTCTGGAATGCTAACTGTACCACCATATCCACGGCTACCGTTGATTCGTTCCCAGAAGTGTCGTGTGAATGCTATATCAAGTTTCGCCGCACGAAACATGTTGTCCAATACAGACTCAAGTCTCTTTAGATCGTTCCATGTCACGGGCGTGTGCGCCTGCGCCCCCGTGCGTGTGCCTGCGTATGCACCCGTGGTGGGACGGTCACTTACGATTCCTTCACCCAATGACTCTCTGATTGCCCGTAGTATTTCTGTGGAAACACTTTTACGACGCTTACCTATTTGCTTTCTGTTTGTGATGATGCCTCTTGATTCCTCAAGAGTTTCATCTAATTCCCAAGGTCCATAGTGACCTGTGGACATCATTTTCTTTTTCATGTCTGAGAAAGCATATCTCTTGTAAGCACCCTTTTCCTTCGGATCAATCTTACCGATTGCATAGTACACCGCTCTACTCATCTCAACTTTCCGTCCATTTGAGTAGTCATAAACTGTGTCTCCATCCTCAACCCAAGCATGAGGGAATCTATACCCTTTAATTTTTCCTTGACCATATACCAGAGAGTGTACTAGAAGAGGGCTACCCTTGGCTTTCATCTTAGGACCAAAGAAATCGGTGTAGAACCGCATCATGAGATTTGCAGCCGCCTGCATACAATCTCCATCTCCATCATGTTTCTCCGTGATGTAAGACTTGAATGACTTCATCTTGTCCTCGACTGCCATGCTGGTGTTTTTGGTAAACTCTTTGAATTGACTGCCTCTTCTTTGTTTGCAGAGACCGCTTTCATCCAGTTCATAATGAACTCTCTTCTCTTATTTGCCAAATCAGCGTTTTCAACTTCCCAAGGTTTCATCGATTTCTTCTTCTCTGGATAGTCCTCAACATCAAAATTAGATGCAACTCTATCCAAAGCAAATCCTGCTCCACCACTTAAGTAGAGCATATTCGCTGTGCTATTCTCATTGATGTGTTGACGAAATGATATCACGGGAGTATTTAGCCATATTGAAAGCGAGAGGGTTTCCCCTCCCGCCCCTTGCCAAGGTCGATGTATTTGTTTGCTATGTTTATAGCACCACGGAAGATGTGACAGAGGATGCAATTTCTGTCAGGTAGTTTGCAAAGATTCCATGTATTTCTTTCTTTGCATCCTCGACAGTACCAATCTTCGGATCAACTTGAACATTCCATGTGTTTGATCGAATCGAATTGTTTGGATTTTTGCTGTACCAATCGTCAAACTCTGCACGAATTTGGTCACTCGTACCGGGCACAATTAAGGCATCTCTGGTGTAACCATAGTTTGTCCAGACTCCATCCATGAAAATAGCAGGGGCTTTGCTATTAGCATCCCAAACAAGAATTGATCTAACAAGTTCCTGTTTCGTTTGAACTCCGTCTTGAGTGGTCTCTTGGCCTGCCCCTCTAATATCATAGAACTCTTCAAGGCACTTGCCTTTCCATCGATTTTGAACTTCAATGTCTGTTGTATCTGTCGGTTCAGAGTTGTGATAAATAGGCGATGCTGGCGTAGTAAGTAGAACTCTACTGTCACTCATGTATATTTCCTTTCGGTGTATTTATTGATTGCTCTCAAAATCGTTCAAGATCTTGGGAGTATTACGAGCCATGACCACAAACCAAATCAGCCCCCCGATCAAACAAGATGTTCGGAAGTACGAAAGGGAGAGACTGTCCTTCGTGAACTCATAGAGGGCGAACCATGCCAGATTGAGTCCAATTGAAAGAGCGAGAGTTGTGATTGCAGTAAGGAAGAATGCGACGATGATTGTGGGCTTTTTGTATTTCATGTCTGCCTTTCTTGGTGTGCGAACCCCCGTCGCATGAGGGAAGGTCGCACCGAGGATTGTGTAAAGGATAACGCCCCTTGCGGGGCGTGTCAAGAAGTTCTTCGAAATTCCTGTTCCTGATTCGATTAGAATCGTTTGCTTAGTGCCTTGAGTAAGTATGAGGCACCGTCACCACTCTTACTCAGTCTAACTTTGCCGCTCTTGACGCATTCTTGTGCGCCGATTCCGAAACCACTCGATCCGCAGCCCCACTCATTTCCTCTGCTCTTGAATTTGACCATTCTACGAACTTGATCGCAGTCACGATAAGCAGCAAAGAATTCATCCATGTTGCCTTTTGTGAAGTCCTTACTAAAAGAAACAGAGGTATTACTCTCTACGGTAATGGACACACCATTGTTCTTCGCCACTTTGCGAATCTCGTTGGCAAGATTTGCTGCTTCATCTGCTTTGGATTCATAGATCTGCTTCCAATTATCACTCTCTTCTACGCTCTCCATTTTGGTCTTGTACTTCGCATAGTCCTGTGGCTTGAGGAATCCCTTAATCTCTGTTGCTGCCTTCTTGAGGTCGGCACCAAACATACTCTTGGCAGAGTCAAGTAGTTCATCAACGGTTGTTCTATCGATCAGACCAAACTTCTTGCCGCCTTGGATGACTCCCTTGAGTCCACCCTTCTTGTAAGCACTCTCAATAGAGTCGAGCAGATCGTTAGTGCTGAACTTGGCTTCGTTAACCTCGACCGATTCCTTTCGTGAACCCATCGTGCCCAAGGAAGTGTAGAATCCTGTGTGCTTTTCAAAGATCTCCCGAAGTTGATCCGCATATACGCCTTCGACACGGTGCTTCATCGTGGCGGGATTCATGCCACGGATGGTGTAGAACTCCATCGTGTAGTCATCCTTGCCTTGGTTGTAGATGATCTTGATGTAGTTGATTCCATTCTTCGCACCCCCACCGATCTTGAAGGAAAGATAGGAGTCCTTGCTGTGGAACAGGAAATTCTTTGCACCTGTCATGGCAACGAACTTTCCTCCACCCAACTGCTGCTTGATCATCTGTGCATTCTGTTGAGTGAACCTCTCATTGATCTCGACCTCTTCCTTGATGGCAATGACGGTAACTTCGCCGCCCGACCAACTGCCCTTGGAACCAACCTTGGCTTCTGCCTTCTTGGTGAGACCCTTCGTCATCGAAGCGAAGTCGCTTGGCTCATAGATTTTGATCTCCATGCTCTCAGGACTCTTCTCCTTGGTGAGAACCATGACGCTACCTGTGGGCTTACCCTCAAGCGACTTCTTGGTGTTGCGGAGGGAACCGACCATCGTCGGATGACCCTCGTCCTTGAGCATCTTCTCAACACCCGCCATCATGCGAACGCCTTCGGAGACCTCTTCCTTCTGAACCTCCTCAACACTCTCAGCCTTTGTTCCCTTGATAGCAGACTTGAGGGTATCCTTTTCCGATGGGCTAATCCTGTTGTTGGACTTGACTTTGGCGATCAAGTCCTTGAACTTGTCAGCAGCCTTGGACGCAAGGAACCGAGCGATCAACATGGGAGGCATGGTAGGATACAACGCAACAAAACTTGCCATAGTATACATCATCACCTCGCCACCAGTCAATTCATCCAACTGCTCTTCCTCTTCCTTCTGAACCTCCTCAACACTCTCAGCCTTCACATACTTGACATGGTTGCGGATTACCCACTTCTCTGTCACGGGTTTGCCTTCTTCTCCCTCATCGACAACAATGTAGCAGACGGTTCCCTTGACATTCGCTGATCTCCATTGGGTAAGTCCCCCGCCGGGTGAAGAGACACAGACTTCGTGTGGGAACCCATGACTCTTGCCCCATGAATCGGTTGAATTGCGGTACTCAAACCGCTTCTTCTTCGTTGCCTCGGTGAACGCACCGACGATTCCCTTCGTGTCAAGGGGAGCGTATGCTTCTTCAACTTCCTCTTTGGTTGATAGCAACAACCCTTTAGGAAAGCGTGGGGCTTTCGCCTCTTCGATCTCTGTTTCCTCACCAATTCTGGTCTTAGGATCATCGTTCCATTGAACGCTCTTGATCTCCACATCTTCGATCTTCACATTACCATGTGCGGTCTTGACACGGAGCAAATGACCCTGCATTGTAAACCCTTTATCATACTTGTCTATACGGATAAGTATTCCCGGAACGGTCTTGCCGTTCTTTAGGGTTATGCTGACAGGCGTACCAGGCTTGTACTTGGATCTCATTTCCTCCCATTGCTGCTGACGAATGAAGGAGAAGGGTAAGGAGATCGAAGTTGCTTCAGATACATGCACTTCCTCTTTCTGTCCATAACCGTACTTTTCGGCTTCTTCTTTAATGATGCGTTGCCAATGTTGCCACATATCTCATTCCCCTTCTATTTGAAAGTTGTTTAGTGATTCAAGTAAGTCTTGGAATCCTTGATCGATCAGAACGCTTTCCATTACGCTTGCCATATTGACTACGACAGCCGCACGGGTTGATGATGGAACATACCCCTTTTGAATTGCTTCATCGTCAGGATCTATTTCTATGACTCTCGTCAGTCTCATGTTGGATTTCACACTTCTTCTGAGAAGTTTCTCAAGAGTCACTGCGAAGTCTTTTGCTTTTGGCATGTTCGTGAAGGAGACCCAGAACGAGGATCCGAACTTCTTGATAGGTAGAGCCTTTGAGAAGCCAAGCATTCCCATGAGATCTCGGAACCTATTCTCAAACTGTTGTGGGCTGTACCCACGCATCGATTGGACGGGCATGTCCATGACAGGTGCTTCGTTAACTTCTGTTGACTCACCAAACAGACCCAACTTGACCTTGGCAGATCTAGCCAACTGATCCATCGACATTCTTCCACCTTGAGATGCCCACATATCGAACATTATTCTTGTCATCTTGTTGATGGTTTCGTTGTACCACTCACTACTTTTTCCTAGTCTTGCAGCGAATGTCGGAGGGAAACTCTTTCTCGCAGCGTCGTACAACTTAGGATCCGCCATCCTCATTTCATAAACGGTTTCTGACAGAGGAGCAATCTCATCAGCGACCTTCGCCATTCTATGTGCTTTCATACTTTGCCTCTGGTCTCTGCACGGCTCACGGTGCATCTCTCAGAATTCAGTACTCGGTTTACTTTCTTAAGGTAGGCGATATCCTTACGCTCTCTTGCACGAAGAGTGCGAAGTCCACCAGTACCCTTTCCTTTGCGTGAATTGCTAGCCATGGTCAACTATTTAGTTACAA